CTAATTCTAATAATATCACTCATTTTGCTATCCTCGAAAAATTGTTTTTCTTCTCGAAACGAATCACGCTTCTAAATTTATCAAATAACTGATCACCTTTATGCGATATAACAAATACGTTGGTATCTTGTCCAACGTCATACATCAACTTCAAAAACTCATCAGTACCTACAGTATCTAGGCTAGAATCAAACACTTCATCTAATATCAGCAGATTGGTGTTGACACTATTCTTCAACTTTGCAATCTGTCTCCATGTGAACAGAATAGCTAAGTCAATTCGCATCTTTTCACCTTCAGAGAAATTATGATAACTAAAATCATCTCTATGGCGAGATTTGATTGTTTCTTCAAAATTTTCATTCAGATTAAAGTTAATAAACGAATCCATTGCTGTCAGATACTTGTTAATTAACTTATTCATAATTGGAAGATATTGTTTGATAATCTTTGTTTTGATACCAGTATCTTTCAACAATGTTCCAGCAAATTCATAATACTGTTTCTCGTCTGCTAGTTCTTTTTGTTTTTTAACAAGGCCGGCAAGTTGTTCTCGTAACTCTTTAAGCTTTGCGTTCTCATCCTCAAGGTTGTCTTTTTTGTTTGAGAGTTCCGTAATTTCTGCATTAAGTTTAGCCACGTATTTGTTGATTGCTGTAATTGACGCATTATGTTTTATCACCTCTGAATTATGTTCACTAATGTGTTTCGAAACTTCCAACATTTTGTTTATAATATTGTTTGCATCTGCAATCTTTTTCTCAATATCAGTTAGTGCTACTGATATATCTCCTTTTTTAACCTGCTTTTCTAGTATTTGTTTTTCTTTCCATTCTTGTGTAATTGTCTGTTTGCAAGTAGGACAGTCGTGGTTATCTTCGTAGAACTGAACTTCTTTATCCAGTTTTCTTAAATTATTTGATAACTGATTTTCAAGATTTGAAAGTTTAGTTCTTTTTGTCTCTACTACATCTTTATTTAGGATTTTTGAATTTAGTACATTGATGTGTTTCTGAATTAATTCAATATCAATCTGTAAGTGACCTATTTGTGTTTCGCTTACAATGATTTCTTGTTTTTTCTTTTCGATCTCAGCATCATTGTGTTTCTTGTGTTCTTCAATGTTTTGTTTCTGTAGTTCTATTTTCTCTGCTGTCAGATCCAAATCATATTTCAATTGAACACTTTTATCTTTGATCTCACCCATCTTTTCTTTTACCAAAGAGTTCATAGAAGAAAAAATTTGAATGTCAAGTAAGTCCTCAATAATACCTCTACGGTCTGCTGCTGATAGTTGCATGAAAGGAGTAAAAGATGCAGAGCCGAGAATAACAATCTGTGTGAAAGACTTAAAGTTTAATTTGAGAATGTTCTTTTCTAACACTTCTTGATAGTCTTTAGCTGCTGCATCCTGATTCAGTAGTTTACCGTCAATGTAGATTTCAAACACATTAGGCTTGATACCACGAATAATCTTATATGCTTTTTTACCTACAGAAAACTCTATTTCTACCACACATTCTTTTTCATTGATAGAATTTGGTAGTTGAGGTTTGTTGATTTTACGAAAAGGTTTACCAAACAAACCAAAAGTCAATGCATCAAGAATGGTTGACTTTCCTGATCCATTTGAACCTATAATAAGTGTGTTTGGCGATCTTTTTAGGTCAATTTCAGTAAACCAGTTTCCAGTAGACAGAAAGTTTTTCCATCTAACCTTTTCAAATATAATCATACTTTTTCTGTGTTTATAGCTTCTAGGTAAAGTTCTTTGAGAATAGATTTCAGTTTATTGTTGTCCAGATTATCTTCTTGGATAGCATCCACATAATTGTTTAAAATGGTAAGAGTATCTTCTGCCTGGTCAATTATATCATCACTTACGCCTTCTGTCAAGTCTGTGAAATCTTCAACGATGGTAATATCGGCAGGATTTGATTGGTATAAGTTGTTGATGAACACATCAAACAAATATGGATTAGTTTTATTCAAGACAACCACCTTAACATATTTACTTGTATATGGTGTCATATTATGATTAGATAATTCTTTAATCTCTTTATTCTTATCATCATAGACAACTTTATGAAACATTACGTTAGGGTTCTGAACAAAATCAAGCTGTCTAGTATCAAGATCAAAAATGTGAAAACCACGAGAATCGTTGTAGTCTTGCCAGGTAAGCTCATACGGGTTACCAAGATAGTAAATCCCATCAGCAGAAGATTTATGGTGATAATGCCCACTGAAAGTAAATTCGAATTTTCTGAAAATATTCCTATCAAGTCCTTCATCTGATGGCATTCCTTTGTACATTGAAAATCCTGCAATTTCAAAATGACCCATACAAATATCAGATGTTGATTCTTTGATAAAACTCAGACATTCGTCATAATTATCTACACATATCCATGGTATCATACAGATTAGATGAGAGCCAACATATATGTGTTCTGGTGAGTCTATCACATGAATATTACCATATTCTTGCAATAACAAATCTACAGAGTTTACTTCATTTGTATTCTTGAAGTATGTATCATGATTTCCTGCCAACATGTATACTTCAAAACCTTCTTCGTGGAGAATATCAAAGAACATCTCTTTGGCTCTTTTGAGACTATAGAAGTTTATATACTTTCTTCTATCAAAAGTATCACCAAGAATCAATACTTGCCGTATACCTTCTTTTCTTAAAGTTGGAAAGAATGTTTCTTTGTAGAACTTCTCATAGAAGTCCAAAAAAACAAGAGCGTCATTTCTAGCACCAAAATGCTGATCAGTAATTATCGCCACTTTTGACATTTATTGTGTCCTATAATAATCCAACTTTAATTATATCACTATTCCAAAAAGTTTTCAATACCTTTAGGCTTGTTTGCCTCTTTTTTCTTCCGCTTGCCTTCTTCAAAGTTTTCAATGAATTCGGAAATATTATCGTAGAGTTCAAATTGTTTGGTAGTTCCATCTTCAAACTCTAACATTTCATATTCATCCAAAACACCAACTTGCTGTGTAGCTTTATACTTGATGTATAATTGTTTCTTTTCTTTTTGGATACGACGAAGAAAAGCAAAATAAATTATCTGCGTAAAGTAAGCAAATGGATTTTTAGATTTTTCTGGATTAAAGTTTTCAAAATACATTAAACAGTTTTCTATACCATCACCAATCATCTCATCACGATGTGGATAGTTGATAAAGTTTGGTTTATGAGATAACCCTTCGGCAATCTTCATAAAGCATTCACCAATATATTCAGGTACTTTTGGTTTTGGTTCTTTGTGTTTAATCGCTTGTTTACAGTCTTTTTTGTACTGGACAAGTGCTTTGAGAAAATCCTCATTGTTGACGTAGTGTTTCTGTTTACTCATAAGTTTACCATAAAAAAGTGTTGACAAGGTCTTGACACACCGTTATACTGAGTATGTCCAGAATGATGCTAATAAAAGGATTAATTACTGTAAGGTATGATATTCTTTCTCTTCCATTGCTTCAATCAAATTAGTTATTTCATCATCATTAAGTTCATCTGCGTCTTTCTTAGCTTTAGCTAAAGCAGAGATAGTTTTCAAAGTACCAATGTAATGTTCCACAAAAGTATCTGTAGGATCAAACTTGGTTAAAATATCATTGTCTCCAATAACACATTCATTGTTTTTTATGATTGAAGAAGGAGCCCAATTAGCAAGGGTTAAGACTTGTTTTTGATTACGAAGATCATCGTGTATTTCTATGATCATAGCATCTTTAATGTACGTTGAGTAATTTTGCTCAATGATAGTGCCTATAATATCAACTCCAGTTTTAAGACGGACTATTTTAATTTGTTCCATTCTTGAGTCCTATTTTATAGAGTTTATAAGGGAATCCTTCATCATTATATATCTTTGTTCTTTCCACGAAATGCCTCAAAGTAAAGTTCATGTGTTTGCCGACTCGAAGGTCATCGGCAATATCAAAGAGGACTGCTTTTTCTTTTCCTGCTCCTTTTCGAAGTCCTCTGCCGATTGATTGTAAATTTCTAATTCTAGATTTGGAGGGAGACGCAAAGATAATGTTATGTAAATTGCGTATATTAATACCGGTACTAAAAGTACCAAAAGAAGCCACAATAATTGCATCTTTTTCTTCCTCCATAATTCGTCTAACTTGTTCTCGTTCTTCTGCATCAACGCCACCGTGAATAAAGAATACTTTTCTATTGCCTATATTCTTGGCATTGGCAATCCAATCATATAACAATTGGCCGTGCTTGTCAACATATTGATACAAGATTAATGTATTATTACCGAGTGATAATGCTAGATTTTTAATGAATTTGTTTCTAGCTTCACAACCAATTAAATATTCTATTTCGTCTTTATATTCTTTTTTCTTTAATTCTTTTGCCGTTTCTTCAGAATGCTTGAGTATCAAACACTTGATATTGAATTCTGCTAATTGTTCATTTTCAATTAGCTTCTTTGTTGTAGTAACTTTTTCTACAGGCCCAAATAGACCTTCTAAAACTAGTTTGTGTGTCTTTGTACCATCTAATGTACCAGTCAAACCAATACGGTATTTTGTATTAGTGCAGGAAGTCATTATGGTAGTCAAAGACTGAGCTTTGAATAAATGAGCTTCATCACCAATAATATAATCAAACTGTTCAAAATACTCTTTAGGTAATTTGTACAGAGATTGCCATGTAGAAATAATCAGATTCTTCTCTGATACTTTATCTTTACCTTGATATACTCTATGCACGTTAGCTTCTACATCAAATGCATTTTCTGTAGAATAGTCTACAAAATCAGTATATAATTGTTCTACTAGTGATGTAGTCGGGACTATAATTAACCCTTTGTAGCCTTTGTATTCAAGGAATTGACGTACAAATAGATATATGATGAGGGACTTGCCTGATGCTGTAGGAGACAATAATAATGCTCTCCTATGACGCATACCATGAACAAAAGCTTCTAGCTGATAATCACGAACTTGTATTTGTTTTCTTTGAGAATGTAGATTTAGTTCTTCTACAAATTTATTAGCAAGATATATTGAAAAATCGTCTGTTAAATCTGGTCTTGGATCACCATACTCAATATCGTATTGTCTTTCACTAGCGAATTGTTCTATGTATGGTAAAAGACCTAGATAGATATTATTATTTCTTTGATCAAATAATCTTATCTTACCATCCCAGATTCTATTTCTGAATGCTGGCGTGAATTGATAACCAGGTACAAAGAATGTGAAATATTCAGATAGCTCTTTAGCTAAATGTTTTTCACATTCTATGTGTGCATATACTTCATTCTTTTTTGTGATAACTAAGTTATCTTGCTCCTTGGATGAATCGCTCATGTGTCATGTGTTCACGAAGCTGCCATGTTCTGTTTGCTAATTCTTTAAGAATAGCAGTACAGACTTCAACGACTTCTTCATGATATACCTTCTTCTCTAAAAGTTTAATTAAATCACCGTCACTCTCTAAGTATGTAGACACATCAGATTTGAGGGTAAACCGAAACGGTTCCCAACCGTATTCTTTTAGTTCATCTTCATCCATCTTACCTGTGTAGTATTCCCACTTGACTTTCTTCATTCTGTGGTAATCAAATGTAGCTTTCTTGACAGCAATTCTATGCTTAGTCATAATGTTTAGATATTTGCTGTGAAGATTTGGAATGCGAATGATCTCTCTAGATGGCTCTGTTTCATCCACTACAGAATCAGTTTCCCAATATTTCAATACTTGTTCTAAGTTTTCCATAATAAAAAAACTATAAAAGTTAACCAACTTTGATTATATCATAACCAATTAATTATTGTCAAGCTTTACTTATATCATACCAAGAATATCTGAAGTTCGCCGTGGCAGTAATAGTTGGAGTGTCGGTATCAGTAGCGTTAAATTGAATTGCAGATAATGACGTTGGAAAAATATCAGTGAATTGTACAGTTATTTTTTTGTTGTTCAATCCACTCAGTATATTCAACATACCATCTGAGTATTGTGGTTTTGGTGCGTAGTATGCTATTGGAGATAGATTCTTTAGATTTTGGTATTCTTCAAAGTTTGTAGGGAATGTCATTCCTCTCAACCAATCATGAATTTCTAACCATGAGGACATATCTTCATTGACAATAAATGTCACATTCAATGGCTCATATACTAGTTTATCACCAGGTCTGTATAGATCAACAAATGGAGTTGTCTGTGGTATTTCTGATGTAGAAACGCCAGGCAAATTAACTTCTTGACAGAAAAATTGTGTATTGCTTATTCTAGGAAAAGTCAATACAAATTTTGTAGACTGTAAGAAATTTGTATTCTGTGGTTGAGGTACTAATTGTGGCATGTGATCTCCTTATGGAGTATTTATATAAAAAAAGAGGCTCCTTTTGGGAGCCTCTCTTAAACGTCACTCTATGGTGACTTCATCAATTACATCAGATTCTTAACACCGAAGATTCTGTAGTATACATTGCTACGAGCATCTAGATTACCATTGCCTTTTACGATACCTTCAGCAAATGGGTTAGCTACCATACCGTAACGAGTCTTGAATCCAATTTTTGGTTGGAATGTATACTGGTCAACAGCACGAACCATTTGTAGAGGAACGTATGGGCAGTAGAACAGACCAGCGTCATAAGGAGAAGAACCCTTATATCCAACTGTTACTAGTTCTTGGTTGCTTGTGTATCCACCGAAGTATGGATCGATGTACACTTTGATACGTCCATGTAGCATACCAGCAAAGGTATTGCCTGTGTCATCTACTTGCAGATCAGCTTGTAGAGCAGGTGTGTATTGTAGAACACCAGCCATAGCCATAGCTGAAGCAACGTCTGAAGAAACGATCAGAACGTTACCTTTTCCTCTACGAGTCTGCTTTGCAATAACGTTTGCATCACGCTCAATTTGGAAAATTAGACCTTTGAAACGCTCAACTGACCAACGGCCATTTGAGTCTGTGTCTAAGTCAAAGTAACCAGCAGTTGTTGTACCATACTGAGCACCAGCAACAGCAGTGGTGTAGATTGTACGAATAACTTCACGGTTGATCTCAGCTAGAATTTCTGTTGACAGAATGTTGCTTAGTTCTGTCTCAGCATCCAGACCATGAATTGCTTTCAAGTCTTGTGCTAGTTCTAGTGAGTATTCAGCTTTCAGGGCACGTGATTGAGCAGTTACGGAAACTTTCTCAATGCTAAATGCCATTTGCTGGAATACAGCATTACTGTCTGAACCCAAGAATTCAGCAGTAGCAGTTGGCAGTGCAATACCAGTTGTGTAAGCATTAGCTGCTAGACTTGCAACAGGGTTAGTGCCAACGTCAGTTGCTGGAGTACCTGCAAAACCGTATGGGTTGTTTTGTGAGCTAGTACCAGAGAAGATTGTGTTAGCTTCGTTGTAGAAAGCTTCTGAACCATTTTGGTTAGCATATCTTGCTCTCATTGCAAAGATCAGTCCTGTAGGACCTGTCATTGGCTGAACGCCAGCAACATCATATGCAATCAGGTTAGGCAATGCACGACGAACTAAAGAGATCAGGATTGGGTCAAAGTTCTGAACACCACCTGTAACGTTAGTAGGACCTGGAATTGCTTCGTTTAACAAACCAGCGTCTTGTTGCATAGCTTGTTGTTGGTTCTCAAGAACCATGGCTGTAACAGCCTTCTTATATGGGTCCTTAATTGCATCTAGTTCTGGATGTTCCAGAACAGGAGCCCATTTTTGTTTTAGTTGTTCGGAAAGATACATCTAAGTCTCCTTTTTGTTATTGGTTTTTTATTTATTTTGCCAAAGTTTTAGTGATAGCTTGAGCGTAAGCATTCATCATTGGATCTGAAGATTTGTTACCTTTTTTATCTTCGTCATCAATTTGAATTTCTTCGTTCAGGTCAGACGATTCGGCAGCTTTAACTTGACTTGGAAAATATGATTCCTTGATTGTCTCTAGTTTTTCTCCAAAATCTTCTTCAGTAGTAAATTCAAGACTTTCTGCAAGTGCTTTGACTTTTTCTACTTGAGTCTGAGTAAGGCCTTCACATGCTGCGTGGATAGCCTCAATTTTTTTGTGTTCGTTAATCGCTTTTTTGAACTCAACATTCTTTTGAATTTCTTCGTTTAGAGAGTCTTCCAGTTCTTCAACACGACCAACTAGTTCTTCTACTGCATCAACTTTTTCTTCTGGAATATCAATGTATGATTCTACGAATAGATTGCGTAGTTTGCCCATGAATTCTTCAACGATTTCGGCACGTAGGCCTCTTTCAATTGCGAGTTCATTTTGTTGCATCCATTCTTCAACCATATAGTTTAGATATTCATCTAGCTTTTCTGCTAAGTCTTCCTTGATTTGCTCAACAGCAACTTGGAATTCTTCTGTCAGATTAGTTTCCATTGCTTCAACAATAGTTTCTACTCTTGATAGAACAGCAGCTTCAAAAATAGTTGTTGCTTTGTTTCTGAATTCTTCAGATAGGTTCTCACCTTCTAGCAGAGCAGCAACATCATCAGTCATATCAATGCTTTCGTGATATGATTGGAATGTAGCACCTGGATTCATTGACATTGTTTGTGGTGCCAATTTACCAGCGATACGATCACGGATGTTAGCCATGTCTGTAGCATCTGATTGCTGAATTGTTCTTAGATCACCACGACCCATTGTTTCTTGTGGTTGACCTGATAACTTCTTCATAGGCTCTGAACCAACAGGAGGAGTTGCACCTGGAGGAGTTGCTGTAGGAACTCCTTTTGTATAATCAGGTAGTGTCTCATCTGTTTTTTCTGGATCGTCACCGATTGAACCTACATCTTGTGTACCATAAGCAATGCTTGATGGTAGCTTTGAAGGTTGATCTTGACCACCTCTTTTAGATGCAATAGATGCGTCTAAAATTTCCTTAGCGGCTTCAGAAAGATTAAATTTAGGCATTTTAGAAATCTCCTTGTTTTTCTATATTGGATATTTATAATTAAAGTTTTTTTATGAAGTTTTCAAATATGCGTAGACTTACTTGTTCAATCTCTTTTCTACTCGCTTGTTTGATTTGCTGAATAGCATGAGTTTGATCTACCTCTGTCCATACGCCCTCTACTAACATCCATTCCTTGCCTTCCATAATACCTTGAACAAAAGCTCCAGGTGCGGAAGGATCTGCTACAATATCAGCCGCTGTGGCAAGATAAAAGTCTGGTTGAACCACATTAACACCGTTTACATTTTTTAGAGAACCCATACCTCTAGAGGAAACACCTACACATCCTCCACCTTCAATAAGTTTTCTAGCAATGTTACCCATTGGTGTGTCCAACACTTTTGCTTTACCAATCCACTGAGTACCATCTTCATGCAATCCTTTGATAAGAATAGCAACACGGTCTAAGTTGATTGTGGGAGAATCTGGATGTCCCAGTTCTCCATAAGCACGATTTTTATTGATATAATCTTCTGTATAACGATGAACTTCTTTTTTCATCGTATTGAATTCATACAGGCGACCATTTTTGTTTTTCTTTTCTGAGACAAGAAATGGCCCTTGAATGTATAATTGTTTTTGTCCGTCTGCTTCTTCTGTGAGATATTCAACAGTTTCAAAAACTTCTTTGATAAGTTTCATATTTCTTTCCTATTATGGAGTGATGCTATATGGTGGGTAGTTAAATGCAGCAGGATCATTAAACTGACCACGCTGATAATATGCATTATCTTTACGCAGTTCTAGAATGATTGTATAACTTGCATTTGCGACTTGCCCACGGGTGTGAATACTGATATCACCGTTTGTGTTGGCATTTACACTAGGATTTCTAATAGTAATCCATGGAACATTATTTGCATCTAATGCACCATATAGTGTGTTTGCTTGAATTCTAGCAATGTTTTCTTCTTGTCCAGATCCATCAAAAAGACCAGTTAGTTTAATAACTGCTGATTGTGTATCATCTTTTAGAACTTGATATGAAAATGCGTTAGCCATTTCTTAATCCTTAACTTTTATAAGTTACATGTTTCCATGCAAAATCTGCTACTTTTTTAAAATGGTTTTTACTCTTATGAGCCATTTGAGAAATCTTTTCTTTGTTCTCGTCGTTTACTGCACCATGTACTTTTAAAATAGCATTTGCTGTTTGTACATCAACTTTCATTGAAGAACCATCTTTAAATTTGACTGGCTTAGCTTGACTATTGTCAATAATGTTCTTCAAATGATGCATTACATTTTCTTCTATTGGCTCTAATTGTAATTCTGTTTCTTCGTTTGCCCATTGTTTGACCTGATATGGTATAGTAATATACCTATTTAACTTATCAACCTGATATAAGGCAACACGTTGTCCATTTGGAAATTCACGAATAGATTTTCTACGCATAATAAGAATCTGTGGAGGATCTGATGGCTTTGATGTAAACACACCAGGCATGCCATCAATATCTTCTTCTAGCTTATCTCTCGCAATAAAATCTTTTAGTGATTTCATTCTTCTGTAATTCCTTCTTCTGTTTCAACAGAAGCTTCAGAATCTTCCTCTTGTGTAACTAGTCCGTGTGCAATCTCTTGCTTCTTCATTTCAATATGTGAATGTACTCTGTCTTGAATTTCAGCATAAAGAGCATCACGCATTGCTGCGGCGTCATCTTGAATTGCATAATCTATAATTGCTCTGGTATTCATGATCTTCCTTTATTTAAAAAATGAACAAACATTATTTATAATATTCTTGTCAATCTTCTTACTATTGAATCTTCAGATAAACTTAAATCGGCAGATGAATTAACCGCTTTAGGTTTTCTCTGTTGAGACTTTTGTGTATCAGCAGCAGAAGTTTGTTCTGGCTCTTGGGTATTATTTTGTTGTGCTGCCATATCTTGCTGTTGTGCCATCTGTTGTGATTGTGCATCCATTTGGATGTCAGTCATCATCTTTTGTTGTGTGACAGCATTTTGCACTTCAGTCGGCACTTCAAAACCAGCTTTCTTTTCGTCATCAATTTCTCTATCAATGAGTTTGATTTCTTCATCATCCATGCGTAGAACATTTCTACGAATCCAACCCATTGAATAATAAGTTCCAGTATAAGGATCAACTTGTTGCAAAAGACTTAATCTGTTTGCCATCAATTCTGCTTCTTTAAGTTCTGAGAAATTATTATCTTTGATGAAGTCATAATACATGTGTTCTTTGAATTCTGTAAATTCAGCATCAGTACAGATACCTTTTAGAACACATTGTATTCTCAATACTTGATCAAATAATTCAGCAAACTTGTTACGCAGTCTATCAATGAACTTTGCAAACTTTAATTCATCTCTGGTAATTTCAGATGAACGTCCGATAGTGAAACCGGAAGATGATTCTAATCTAGAAATTGGCACATTGAGTGATTTATATAATTTCTTTTCAAAATATTTTACATCTTCTAGTTCACCAAGGTTTTGACCACCAGGTAATGTGGTGATCTCTGTTCCTTTGCCACCTTCTCTACGAGGTAACCAGAAATCTTCCATCATTGATAGGAACTTACGGTCATCACGAACTTCACCTGTATTGGCATCATAAACAAGTTTATTCTTGTACTTGACCATGATATCACGCAGATATTGTTCTGCTTTAAGTTTTGGTAAGTTACCTACATCAATGTAGAAAATTCTACGTTCTGGTGCTCTTGAAATACGATAGATGACAGTTGCATCTTCAATCATACGCAACTGATTCAAAGGCTTAATTGCCTTGTGTAAGTATGAGAGAACAACTGCTCTACGAGAATCCATCAAACCTGAATTAATATTGACGATGGAGTCTTTTGTAATTCTTGTGCCTACTGGTCCATAGTTTGACTGAGTACCAGTAATTGCTTTGTCGTTATAAATGTAATATTCATTAATGACAGCCATGATTTCTACGCCAGTTCTCTCATCTTTCTTTTTTCTTAATTCACGAACCTTGCGTATTTTTCTTGGGTCAATATAACGTAATTCTTTGATACCACCAATAGGATTTTCTCTATCAATAATAATATGATAGAATAATCTACCATCAATATAATATCTTCTGAAAATATCTTGAGCCATGTTACTATAATTCAGTAGTCTCAAGACAGTATTAAATTCTTCCAATATTGCTTTTTTAATTTTCTCCGGTTGCTTTAACGCATCCATAATTAACTTGACATTCCTACCATCATCGTCTTGTACAATAGACTCATTGATAATGTCATCAATAGCAGATTCAATCTCCGGTTGCATAGCCATTTCTCTATATCGAGAAATTAGTTCTACTTCATTTTTTGCAGTACCATCTAAATCAACATATGTACCATAATAGGCCGCAGAAGTAATCGTCAATGCGCCATCATCGCTACTCGGTGGAGCGAATGATTGCTGAACTAACGAATCTTCTTCAGCCTTCTGTCTTGATATGGTAAAGCCAAATAGGTTTAGCGCCAAAATGTTTCTCCTTGCATTATAAAATCAAAATAACATGAGGAGAGCCAGAGGCTCTCCATTATAAATCAAATTAAGTTGTTGTATCTGCTTGCCACCACTGATATGCAAAAGTAGCAGTATATTCTTCAATCGTATCGTTTGATCCCCAATCTAAATCAATTGGAGCTACATCTACTGGGAACAATCCAACAAATGTATACTTCTTAAGAATATTGCCTGTTTTTCCATATTGTGTAACTTCAGCATCAACAGTATAACCTGCTGGATTTGACGCTTGTGCATTACGAACGTTTCCTGCATGACTGTTGATTGCATTCATCCATGATTCTAAAGAATTTCTGATTGAGAAATCTTCATCATTGATGATAGTTAGTGTCCAATCTGGGAATGTTCTGTTTCCTGCAAACTTCAATTCACGACCAAAATAAAATACAGGAACAGTTCCCACAGTAGAGCCAGGCAGTTGTGCAGACTTAGCCATAAATGTTGCTCTAGATCCTGCTGCGGCACCATTTGCTGCTATTGTTGGAAAGATTAATGTCACAGAAAATAGATTAGGACGGGCACCGTCCCCAATCATATTTGCTCTGAACTCTGATACATTAAAAGCCATTCTTTTCTCCTTGTTCTTTTATTTATTAGATAGCACCAGTAACTTCTGTGAACTGAACTCCTGTTCCAACTGCAATAAAGTTAAGTCTGATAAAGTTGATAGAACGAGCAGGCTTGATGTAAATATCTCCAACAAATTGATTGTTATCAATAACTTGTGGTGTGTTGTTTGTTGTATCGCAAACAACACGGAAGTCATAGATACCACGACGACCTTGTACATCACGCAGGAATGGAGCAACAAGTGCTACAAATTGGGCTCTTGTAAAGTCATCGTTAAATTCAAACAACGAGAACTTTGCTGCTCTAGAAATTGCTTTCTCAAGAGTAATGAATAGACGACGAACATTGATTCTATCAAATGCTGATGGTTTAGATTGCAATGTTTTGTCACCATAGAGAACTGTTCCTTGTCCAGGGAAGGTAACCACTGGGTTAACACCTAAAGGATATAGAATATCTCTTTGTGTTTGATTTGGATTCCAAGACAGCTTAACAGCATTCTTAATTGCACCACGATTGAATCCTGCTGGTGAGAACCATGGATCACGAACTTGATCTGTAAATGCACATAATCCTGCAATGTCACCATTTAGTGGAACATAGCGGTACACACCATTATACTTGTCGTACATGTATTTCCATCCGGAATCTGTAACAGTATAAGAGCTTGAACGAGCTAATGTTTCCAACCAATTTTTAATATTATCAGTTTCTCCACCAGATTGGTTTACAACATCAGAATATCTTGGAGAAATAAATGCTACAGAATCTCCAGAACGACCTGTTACGCTTCCTGCAGGAGTAACGACATTATCAATGACGTACTGTTGTACTGTAACACTTGCACCTCCAGTTAGAACTAGTGATATGTCAACAACATCAGAATTTGTAAACAGGTCATATCCAACATTAATATCACCATCTGTTAGTGCTGCTGTTATGCCACCAGATAGATTTAATGTAGTATTTACTGCTGCTGTTCTTGCAAATGTAGTATTTGCTGCAATGTAGCGGCTGATGCATTATCGTAAACGTTTACTTGAATTGCATTTCCTGCTGCGCCAGCATATCTTGATGCAAAAGCACCATACGCATTTGCATTGCTTCCTTGTAGATACTCTGTTTCATAAACATCTTCGTTCGCAATCTGAACTGATGCTGAAGAATTTGCTGTAGCAGTTCTTGTGTCGGTGCTAATTGCACGAACTACACGCAGATCATTTGAATATGCTAAAAAGCTTGCTGCGGTAAAGAATGAGGTATATGTATTGGAATTTGGGGTACCGAAAACACTAGCCAAAGTGTTCTCACTATCTACTGTAACTCTGACACTTGCTGGACCCCATTCGAAATTTCCAACAAATGCACCAGTTGATGTGGAAACCGAAGGAACGACAGTTGTTAAATCAACTTCGGTAACGCTTACTCCTGGAGATAACTGAATTGCCATCTTTTTCTCCTTATTATATATGAATTTGGCAGGTATATAAAACTATACTCTTTATTTAGAATATATCAGTTTCTCATTATTTCTCTAAAGTATTCAGCATAGACTTCACCTTGGTTCCCTGTAACCCAAACATCTCCACCCTCAACAAGAAATGGAACATCTAATCCATCATTTATGAGTAAGGCGGCAGGAGATGTTTCTTCGTCTGTCTGACTTAATTTTTCTAACTGTAGTTGTTTCCTCAAGTCGTGGTTAACAACATCTTTGAAATACTTCTGAGTTGTCATCCATGCGAACATTACTAATGACATAACCATATCATCAGTTTTACCTTCTTCTGCTCTCCACGTTACTCCATCTGAAATGAATGAGGTAAACTCTGAAATGGTATCAAAATCTTTTACTATTAGTTTGTCTGTTTCAATGAGTGTTTTTAAGTTAGTACAACCAATTCTTTTTACTTGGGTACTCATCTTGACCCCAAGTTGAACTCCTCTACCAAATCCTGCTGAAATTTGTTGTGCTTTTTTATTTCCTGTTTGAACCTTCAGCACGTTTTCATATTCCATTTCACCATGTAAAATCTCTGCAATCTGTGGAGTATTATTAATCTCTATCAATACATATGCATTGTTGTAATATTTGGCAGTATTATATATGATAGTGGGAAACAGAACCGGAGAAATAAAAGAGCTGGCATATTTAGCTACTTGCCTATATGGTGTCTCAGATATGTCTATGACTGACAATGCAGATAAATCCATATGCTTGCCTTCTGCTACATCCACACAAATAGCATACACATGATCTTTTGTAATTTCTCCATCACCTATAACAGGCTGCTCGTAGATATCAAGTATTTCTTCTTTGGCTATTCGTTTTCTTTCTACAGGCTCAATATAAACAAGTTGTTGTAGTTTTGAACCAGAAATAAGTGTGTTTGTTGAACCTAAGAATTCAGTTTCAAATTCTTGTTGGAACTGACGTTCAGAAGTGTTACGAATAGTTTCTTCACGCCATGCTTCATCTCTACCTGGAACTTGTGACCAATGAATCTCAAATGTTTTATAGTTGTTCTTTTTGTCCTTTGCATCCATCCATAACTTGTAGAACAAGTTCATACCATTCGGAGTAGATACAATAATGATCTTTGTAGATTTACCAGACGAGATAACAGGATAGACTGAATTGAAGAATTCGTGTGCTATATTTGAAGGAACGAATGCGAATTCATCTAAGAATACTACATTGAAAGATCCACCACGAACTGCTGATGATGAAGTAGCAGCAGCAATAACTTTTGATCCATTTTCAAGTTCAACAGAACCTTTATTCCATGTGATGACACCTTGCTGTAACCACATAGGTAAGTTTTCGTATGCTAGTTGATATTTTGAAAGAATATCTCTAGCTAATTGTCCTTTGTTGGCAAGAACAGCAATATTTTGTGTATCTTGAAAGATAGAAAGCCAGAGTAGATATGCAACCGTAGTAGTAGTTTTACCAACCTGACGAGGACACTTGGTAATAGAGAAACGATTCTCATGATATGTACGAATCATATCACGTTGAAAATCCCACATTCTAAACGGCATCAAACCTTCGTCAACGTTGACGATTTGAATATATTTTTCCGCAAAGTAAATAGGATCTTTAGAACACTTGACGTATTCTTCTATTTGCTCCTGAGTATATTCAATTTTTACTCCTGCTCTTTTGAGCAGAGGATTATCACGATACGAATCTTTATTAATAGACATTATCTTCCAGTTGTTTTTTTAATTTCATCATCTTTCATATACCAAGGAACAGTAACTTTTCTTTCTGGATGAGTTTTCATATGATCATGTGGATATGCACTTTTTGCTGCTAAACCAAATGTGGCATGATGCGTAAATCCATCTTTATCTTTTTTACTTGATGCAACTTGAACTTTCTTTACTTTAAAACCATCATACGATTTAGTTTTAACTCTATATCGCAAGTGTCCAGAACCACCATGTGCAAGGTCATGGTTCATTAATATTCCATGTTCTTTGCTTTTATGAATTTGCTTATGTGCTGTTTTTGGTATATGTTTACCTAAGTCAGAACTTGACATCCATTCGGATGTGTGCTCCTCTTCGGCTTCATTTATATACTCTTTAAACTTTTTCATTCTTATGCTTTTGTTGTAGTTACTTTCACATGTCCTGTTTCTGGATCATGACTAACATGGTGTGCATGAAACTCAACATCAGGATGATCATCTTTTAGTTTTTTGAAGTGTTTCAGATTGGCATGAGAATCATCATACAAATGAACTTTCTTATAACCATGCTTCTTAACTAAATCACCAATGACTTTATGTTTTGCTTCTGCTGGAGAAGGTGCACCAACATTACCAGCACGACGAACGTGAATGTGGTGAGGATCAATACCGTGATGCTTTAGTGTTTTCATAAAACCATGCTTGTCATCCATATCTGATCTTGCAGTTACAATCTCAACATTTTTATTATTCTTGTGTATCGCCTTCAGTTTATTAATCATCTTATGAATAGGATGAGCAGACTTCTGAAACACTTTGTGTGATTTAAAATCACTATAGTCATAACTGTGACCATGTTTCAACTTATGGTCATTATATTCTGTGTTAGTCAAAGACTGAACTCTTTTACCGTGCTGATCTTTAACATGAACTTTTAGTTTAGAATGATCGTGATGAAACAATACTTCATCCATATCAAATGCATGAAGTGTCTTTGATTTTGTATCTTTTCTTTCTTGAACTTCTTCTCTTAAATGTTTGAAGTATTTCATTCCTTACCTTTTAACATTTTATTTAAATCTGCTGTACTACCAACGAATATGGCTTTATCTATTTTAGTGCTTGTTTGTGGTTCTTTTCCTGATGCTCTTTGTATTTCACGCATCTGTTTCTGTAACATAATTAACTTTTCGTTTGCATCTGCTACGTTCTTAATCATGGTAGCTGCAACTTCAAATGCTCTTGGATGCTCAGATTCTCTGGCTATCTCAAGAATAGAATCTATGGCATCAACTCCTTTGTTGATAATTTCTTCATAGTTCTGACGGACTTTATTATAATCTTTTTCTAGATCATCTTCTAACTTAGAATCAACTTGAACGACAGGTCTTTCTTCTTTAACTATAATATCTGTACTAGCAATTTGTTTTGGCTCTACTTCAAAGATATCACTCATATTTTTTTCAAATTTAGTCACTGTTGTACTCCGTCACTGTTGTCACAATAGTATATGCTGAGTTAATGGTAGCATTTGCTGGGTTCACATAAGAATTAATTGTTACCATCTTATTATTTGCATTTACACCTTCAACTGATAATAGAGTATATTCTGCAAAAGAATCTAGTCCTATAATTTCTGTATTTGCTTTAAACCCACCATTTATATCTGTAATTACCATTTGATCTGTGGTATTACTATAGTATACAACTGTACCAGTAGCACTAGCTGTATCTAATGAATATCCTTGATAAACTGTTTCTCCTTCCTTGTATGTTCCAAAACCGGAAGGACTCATATTAAAAGTAACTTTTCCATTATTGACAGATGAATCTAAATCTAATATGTTTACAAAAGAATCTTTGATTATCTTTGCTTGAGATATTGCTCCATATACAAAAGCTTTTACTGTAAAATTTAAAGTCCAAATAACTACCCTAGCATCAGAGTCTTGCAATCCTTCATACTCAATGTCGTAATTTACTGAATTTAAATTAATTGGTACTTCTTTTGTTACTCCCATCGTAGGAATAAGATTTAGTTTTATTGTATACTCAGGAGTAAAAAATGGCAATATGTGTTCTATTATTTGAGTACCATCTTCTATATTTCTGACATAGATGTATAATGAAAAATCAAAGTTATAAGGCACAGGAGTATATTGTGCAAGTTTTACGTTAGGATTTCCTGATGCTGCTGTAGTCTTTAAATTTGTTATTTGTTTTCTTGATGCGTCATATTCCATGCTTATCAAATCAAAAGACATTCTAGGTAATGTGATTTGAACTTTTTTATTTAAATCTGGATCGCCTAGTAAACGAGCAGCATACTTTTCTTTTGGTGCATAGATAATAGGCACCTTGATTTTTCTATCTTCGGTGCCATCTATTTTGTAACGAGTTAAGGTAATGTTGTCAAACAAACTACCAAAACCAACTACAAGTTTACGAATGATTCTGTGATATGTTGCCGACATTATATATTACCAAATGGATTAGTTTCTGAAAAATCAATAATTGAAGTTCCTTCAGCATTGATTATTTTATTGTCATAGTCTGCATAATACTCTGCATGTTCATATATGTTGGTAGATGCAATAGTTCCTCTTGCATTTGATGTTGCTCCTCTAGCCAAATTACCAACAGAGAATGTTCCTGCTATTGTATTAATATCTAAGTTTGCAGTTGCAGAATCATAAGCTGCAATGATACCTGTTGTAGTTGCATTTGCTAAAGTAATATCTGGACTAATAAAAATAGTTTCTCCTATAGCAAAAACACCTGAAACTCCAGTTAACGTAAATCTTTGTGCGTAAGCATCTTTTTGTTGAACGATATCAATATCAGGTATACCAGTATCAATTGTTTCATGTGAATACTTGAATTTCTCCAATTCTAATTCATAAAAATATGGAACTCTACGACCAAGCATAGCCATGTCCATATCTTGATTAACGAACTTAATCTCATATAGTTCACCTACACCATTAAGAGGAGGAATATAAATTAAGTCTCCGTCTTTTGGTCTACCATAATCAGGATCTACAGGAACTCTTTGAGAGAAACTTCTTTTTGACATTACTACAGTTATATGGTTTCTAATCTCAAGACCAAACTTACTAAAGAAATCTTTATCTCCTTTATAATCCATAACATCTTTTGGATATAACTCAATAGGATATGCTGTTGTAAACTTTTTCAGAGGATCTTCACCATATATAAAATCTGTTGGATTATTGTAAGTGGTCGGAATATAATAACAAGTCACACCCATTATTTTTATGGATTCAACAATCAAATCTTCCACTAAACGTTGTTCAGTGTATTTGGCATTATAGTTATTAAAATAATGGTTAGTTGGCATCTTAGTTCATGAACCACTCTAGCGGTGCGCCGTAATTGCTTTCCATTTCTTGTTCCAGTTGTTTGATTTCGTCAACTGCATCTTCGTAGATTTTGTCACCGTTTAGTGTAACACCACCTAACAATTGAACGCCTTGAAACTTTTTGAGGTTGTCTCCCCAATTGCGTTTGATGAGTGCTGTAGCATATCGTTTGAGCCAACGATCATCCCAGACAGCATGATAAACATCTGGATTAATTAATGCATAACACTCAGCAACAACTATAGTACCAACAGGAGCCTCAGAAGCACCCCATGCCCAATCAATAAACAATTTATGCATATGTCTCTGAAAACGAATAGGTACTTCACCAGTAAATAATATTTCCAGTGAACGCAGATGTTGCATTGTCAATGTGTAATTGATATAAGATGCTGAAGTGAAGTCATACAATTCATTTAAACGTAACTGATAACGCAGGTCAAACATATTGATTGTTGCCTGAGAGTCTTGAATAGGAAAGATTCTAGTTACACCAACAATATTTAAAGAATTGTTTGATGCATCTTTTGTGACAGATGGACGCATATCAATATAACGCTGATTGATATCTTGTTGTGTTACTGCTTTGATATAGTAGACTTTTTGTAGGCCGTCGAAATGATAGTCTTGCCAGTATTGCATGGCATCGTCAATTCTGTCCTCTATCTGCTCGTCATCGATATTAATATCAATTACAGGAAACCCTAAACGACGAAGGCAATAGTCTTTAAATTCTTGTCTGTTAGTTATTTGGGCCATTTTTTTATTATAGTTGGAGTTCTCTAGATTATTATATTTATGTTAAAATAAAAAACCCAAAAGAATCTTCATTTGCATGAACTATCTTATTTCCTTTAGAAAAACGAATTTGTGCAGGAGAATTAAAAGTACGATCATCAATCTGCAAAGAACCTGATCCTAAAAATAACTTTGAATCTTTTGATATGGCTTTATTTTGTCCAGAAAGTATAGCAAAAGGAGCAACTTTGTCTGTTATCTGTGACGTTGATTCATTCAAAAAAGGACTAACACATAGACTTTCTGTATCTTCCATAACCTGCATTCTCCACTCTCCTTTTGAAAAAGATTTTGTTAGAGTAGATTCACCTTTTCTCAATTCAACAACTTCACCCGTAGTTGTCTCTGTACATACCAGGCGTCCTTTACTTATCATCCAAACATAATCAAAGCTGGATCCAACTGTGAAAACACCATCTAATATAGGCTCTACAGTTAATATGGCGCCAGAAAAAACTTCAGTTTTAACTACCAGTATATCAAATGCCTTTAATACCTTAGGTGGGAATTTAAACATTTCACACCTCTATAACAAATTCGGGAGGAGTAGTTGGTGCCAAATCTTCTATAGAATATGAAGATACCTGTCCAATCATGTCTTTATACTGTTGTATTTTTGCTGAATCTGCAACAAATTTTTCTTCACGCTCTTGCTGCTCGGCGTGATACATTCCAGAAATTGCAATTCGTTTTTTTATTTCTTCTGGGTCATTTACGCCTGGCCACATATGTAGCGGCTGATAAGCATATGCTGGATATTTATCCGGATCTTGATGTTCTGTCGTATCTGAGGCAAATGATACTATCAAAGAATGACTCTGTTCTTCAAATTGATGTATTTTCATATAAAGTGTGTTCATATAAATCCTTTTTTTTATTAGGCTACGCCACCTTGTCGGGTACCTGTTACTGGCCAAGTTACGAATGGATTACCTACGATATAATTTCCAGCCGCTCCTCCTGCGCCGCCGAGGCCTAAGGCTGGGTTTGGTGCATACGTTCGGTTTGTGCCAGCAGTACCGGCAGCACCTCTACCACCACCAGCTCCACCTGCACCTCCAATTGCAACCCCTGGAAGACTTGTTCCTCCAGTACCACCAGTACCACCAGTAGGACTGGTACCTGGACCACCTACCGTTGCTGACGTTCCTGGAAATGGGCCAGGACCTAGAGGACCACCTGCTGATGGTGGTGCACTTGCTCCTCCGCCACCGCCACCACCAAGTGCATATCTTGGTCCTCCTGACTTGGCCGGTCTAGGAACGAAGTTCGCTCCTCCTCCGCCACCTCCGCCACCTCCAGCTGCAACAGTACCATTATTAGTAATAACTGTTGGTCTATTAACAAATATTGCATTACCACCAACAGCACCGGCACAGGACGTTGAGCTTGAGCCAGTACCACGACCACCAGCTCCTCCTTTACCTTGAATTAGACCATTATTGATGACAGTTATAGTGTCAGCAGGAGAAAATTCTGAAGGCACCGAAAATGCATAAGCAGGAGTGCTTGAGCTTCCTACAGTTACTCCTGGATTTATTGTGACTGTAATATCAGAATTACCAGGATTATAAGTTGGTCCACGACTCGTATATACATTATAGTTGTCGGTTGACGCTGAAATCACTAAAGGTATTGCAACTCTTGTTGTAGCTGAAGTATTATAAAAATCTGAATATGCTATTGTTCCGCTCGTAGGAATAGTAGCAGTACCGGGAGAATTAGGTACTAAAGCACCCCCACGATAATATTCACTAATTTCATGCGGTACCGTGCCACCAAACTCAGTAGCAATTGTAGTTATTGGTAACGATTGACCTGGGCCAGGGATTGGCATTTGTACTCCTTATCCTACCATAAAAAAATTCCGACAATTTGAAAAATTATTTAGCATTTCGTTTCAACTCATCAATCTGTTCTTGCTGTTCTTTAATTGCTTGAATTAAGAGAGGAATTAATTTTTCATACTGTACAGTTAGATAATTTTCTCCAGATTTCGAAAATATATTTCCATTTTTATCAAAGTCTGTGTCGAATGGTTTGCTGTATTATATGCTGCATTGGCAGTAAAGGCAGCCATTTTAGCAAAAGTATCAGTATTATTAATCCAAGTGTTTTGGTTTGGAGTTAATGCTCCATCAAAGGCAGTAACTTCAAAAACAACATTATCACCTGCGTCAGCCGCAGGATTTAAAGTTATAGTTGTTGGATTAGTTTCAGCATAATCGACAACATTATTTTGTCTTACACCGTTAACAAATACTCTAATTCTATTTTCTCCTACAACATATGTAGGAACAGTAAATACTGTTTGTCCACTATTGGCAATAAAAGACCTAACGTCAGATATTAATGTTGTACTTCCACCTCCACCACCACTTGCTGTCGAATTAATTGTAATTGTTTTTGTAGTGGTACATGCAGATATTGTTATATTGGTACCAGGATTAATTGTTAAGGTGTCTGCATTATTTGCTGGTGTAATTGAAACAGCATTTGCAGATATTGTTGTGAACCCTGTTTGTACTGCATCATTTGCTTTGTTGAATCCTGCTTGAGCAAAGGTATTAACACTAGTAATATTGGTATTCTGTAGATCATTAACTGCTTGTAAGTATACAGTATTTGATCCTGCGGTGTTTGCTGCTTCAAAGGCAGCCGTTGCTAAAGTTACTCCTGCATTTGCTGAGTTATATGCTGCCTGAGTAAATGTATTGACTGAAGTAATATTGGTATTCTGTAAATCATTAACTGCTTGCAAGGCTACAGTATTACTTGATGCATTATTAGCTTGAGCATAAGCAGCGAATGCTACAGTATCACTTCCACCACCTCCAGTATTCGCCTTATCATAAGCTGCTTGAGCAAACGTATTAACAGCAGTAATATTTGTATTTTGTAGGTTATTAACTGTTTGTAGGTAAACAGTATTACCTGCTGCGGTGTTTGCTGCTTCAAAGGCAGCCGTTGCTAAAGTTACTCCTGCATTAGCAGAATTAAAAGCAGAACCAGCAAATGTGTTTACTGATGTAATATTAGTATTTGTGGTAGTCATCTGTGACTGTAGAGCCACAGTATTACCTGCTGCGGTATTTGCTACCTCAAAAGCAGCAGTTGCTAGAGTAACTCCAGCATTAGCACTATTAAATGCTGATGCAGCAAAAGTGTTTACTGAAGTAATATTAGTATTCTGTAGATCATTAACTGCCTGTATAGCTACAGTATTACTTGATGCATTATTAGCTTGAGCATAAGCAGCAGAAGCTAAGTCTGCTGGAGAATTGATAAAACTTAAATTTCCAGAACCATCAGTAGATAATAATTGACCTGTACTTCCTCCAGTGATATGAAGATTTGCAATGGGTCCTAGAAGTACACTTTTAGCTAAACTTGAAT